GCCGTGTGTATCATTTCAACGGCTTCTAAAACATCTTAAATGATTTATCCGAAGTACACCGACTGAGTGCCGGGTGTGAACGAATCACCGAGATTCTTGACTACGATTACGTGGTAATAAAGATCTGCACCAAAGATGTTGTCTACTACACCGTAACGGGTGAGTAATCCAACACGTGGAGCAAAATCATTAGGACCTACAGTTCTTTGTACCATCACTGGGATGTATGGGCAATAAATGATTCCTGTGTCGTAAAACTCAGGTCCTTTATAGCCTAAAAGAATATACTCCATACGACCGGTCGAATTTCTTCGTCCGTCTTCGTATTGAGCTTCTGTGCGTGTATCGCGGTAAACGTTGAATCTTCCACCTAAGTTACCGACGCGAGCAATTCCAACGGGTTGGGTATTGACATTACCTTGAACTTGCATCCACTGAAACTCAGGGAGCATTTCCAAGATAGCGCAAACGCGAGGAGTAGCAACTAAAAAGTTAGCTGCTCCACGGCGGTTACGAATAGCAATACGATTTGCTTCTACGATAATTTTGGCGTAAAGATCACGATTACGTTCAGCCATCCAACGTCCGTCAGCACTAGCGGGGGACCAGGTGCTAACACCTTTTCCACTTCCAGCATTGGCAGCAACTTGAACCATTCTCATGAGCATTTCACGGTCGATTTCGGCCTGAATTTCATACGACATAGCGTTTGTCAATTCAGTATCGATATCAATACCATTCATGTTCTTAAGATCTTGTTCAAGTTCAACACTCCAGCGAGCAGCGAGCCTACGGGTTCCAGCCTCAACAGCGGTCTTCTCAAAAGAGACTACCATCTGTGGGATGTCGCCAGTAAGTTCATAATCCGCTAGCTTAGCAGCGATACCAGCATCGTCTTCGATAAAATCGACTCCGAGTCCAGTATTGCCAGAAAGAGCTTGCGAAGATGCGCCTGTGAAGCGAGTGTCGAGCCTTTGGTAACCGGCTTCTAAGCCGTCTGGTGATCCTGTTCCGCGGGCAGCAGCAAAAGCTCCTGATCCACCTGTACGGCCAGTACTGAAGTCTTTGCCGTCTACACCGTTACCTAAGGTTTCGTTTTCGTACTTGTAACGCATTGCGAAAGCAAGTCCGACTGGGCCACTCATTGGTTGAACGCCTACGATCTCATTAGTAATTAGTTCAGGGAATGTACGACGAATCATAGGGATGAGAATTTTTGGAAGACGTGCATCGCCAGTAGCGTAGAAGTCTTGCGCAGGCGTCATTGCGCCTCCGTGACCCATGCTGCTAGCAGATCCGAAAACTCCACCAGCTCCAGCTGAATTTTCTTTCAAGCACCATGACTCTTGGTTTTCCAAGAGAATAGCGGTGTTCAAACGAGAATGATCATCTGTGATTGGTTTAACGTTTTCGGAAGTGTAATCCAAAACTGGTGCCCACTTCTCAAGAAGTGTTCCAGCTCTTTCTTCATCAATATATGATTGTGCGGGTTTTACCTGTGACATATTATTAATTTCCTTACATACTCAGGCCCGTGAGGCCTCATTTAAAATTGATGTTACCATTTCTTTAGCTCACCCATGTAATTGTTAAATAGATGACCGTCTTGTTTGTTGTCAGGTTCTACTTGCGCGATTTGGGATTCAACACTCTCTTTAATAACAGGTGCTTGCTTTGAAACTGGACGATCGATGACTCTCTTGCCACTAGTGGCTTCTGCCTTGAGATCGGTTAGTTTAGATTTTTCATTTTTCTCAAAAATGTCCAATGTGTATTGGAAGTTCTCGTTAATAAATTGTGCGGACTTGCCTTCAAGTACTTTGTACATGTGACGTCTTTTGCTAGCAGGTAGACCTTCTGTGAGTTTGTCTAATGCTAGTTCAGCGCGTTGTGCACTTAAGTTTTCTTTGAGAATTTTGTTCTCTTCAGCTAATTTAGTTGCTGCAGTAGAAGCTTCATCGATTTGACGTTTACCGTCCATAACAGCTTCACGTACTGATTCATTTGAAAGAGCGTTGTCAACTGACAAGGCTTTTCTCAATCCTTCTAATACTGTTACTGCATGTTTGTTCTTGATAGCTTCTTGAATGTCTGCTACTGGTAAAGTCTCTTCAACATACAAGTCTAGGTAGTTGCTGATGTTGTCTACTAAGCTTTCTTTAAACACTTTAGCATCGCCATCAATCTCGCCTTTAAACTTCTCTACAAGAGCGACTAATTTTTCTGAGTGATTCTTATCGATAGCCTCTACAACCTTCTGAAGTTTGTTAGTATGATCACTATCAATAGCTTCTAAAAGCTTCTCAAGCTTAACAGCATGCTCTTCGTCTTGTTCAACTAGTGCTTTCTCAACACGTAATTGAGCTAGCTCGTCTACTGATTCATGGAATGATGTTTCTAGCTCTGCTAGAGTTTCCTCTGTGAGGATTCCGTCGCCTAGATCTTTAAGTTGGTTATTAATTTGTTTTTCACTCATCTCTAAATATATTTATGTTTTTGTTAGCATTTATCTTGTTAAATAGCTTTTTTTCTATCGCCACCTTGAGTGACTCTTTTGCAGACGCGTAGTTCTTGTTACCGATATCACTGATAAACTTCATGACCGATTGGCGTTCGTTTGTGTTGGTATTGTGTTTACTCATTATAGTTTCTGTTTAATTGACTCAATAAAAGTTAGTATATTATTTTTTAAATAGTTTTGAACGTCATTCTTTGGCATGTTTGCCAAGCCTGCTTCAAACTTATCATATGCTTCTACATACGTACCGGATTGGTTGAGGATAAATTGTTTGCTCTCTAGAATACCATTGACGAATGCTTCACCAAAACTAGGATCCGCCACACAATCAATAGCTACTAAGCGCATGTCTTGTACGTGGTTTTCTCCAGAATTGTCTTCTGATTGAACTAGTTTGCCTAAACTCCTGGTGCTCATACCAACACTACAACCATCATTGATCAATGATTTAACAATTGCACCTGTTGGAGTACTCAACACTTTAGATTTTCCGATGTATACTCCTTTGTTATGTGGACATGCTTTCAATTCTGTTACCATGTGACAAGCTCGCTCAAGATCTACATCAGCACTAGTTGGATGATTTAGTTCTCCTAAAGCTCTCTTGGTGTTAATCATTTGTTCTGTGTATCGCTTGACCTCGTTGTGCATCTCTTTCTCACAGTAGATTCTACCATTCTTATTAGAAGCACCAGCCATGGCGTATGGTCCTTTGATATAAACATTCTGTTCACCTTTGCCATTACGTTCTTCAATAATGTATTCAAAATCACTCGGATCTGTCGTCTCTATTAATAGGTTAGCG